AGTGATAGTAATTTTGATAGTAGTTTTATAACTACTCTACCAATACAAGCAGACTGTAGTAACAGTGGACTGCAACACTATTCAGCTATGATGCGAGATGAAGTAGGTGGTAAAGCTACTAATTTAGTACCAAGTAATAAACCTAGTGATGTATATAATTTAGTAGCAATAGAGGTTACTAAAAAACTTCAAGCAAGAACTGATGAGTTTGCAACCAAATGGTTAGCTTATAAAATAGATAGAAAGATATGTAAGAAACCTGTGATGTGTTTACCTTATTCACTAACAAGGTATTCGTGCAGACAATATCTAGAAGACCATGTTGCTAAAGAGTTTACTGAAAGAGGTACACAGCATGAGTTTGGAGATGACTTGTTTAAAGCTACTGCTTACTTAACACCTATAGTTTGGGAAGCCATAAATGATGTAGTTGTTAAAGCTAGAGACATTATGGATTTTCTGAAAAATATAGCAAGGCTAGTTGCTTCAGAGAACTTACCTGTATGTTGGTCTACACCACTAAACTTTCCAGTTCAGATGATGTGTTACAAAAAGGAAAGTAAAAGAGTTAAAACTAAAATGGGAGATAGCATTGTTAAGTTATCTATTGCATCAGAAACTAATATTATTGATAAAAGAAAAACTGCACAAAGTGTATGTCCTAATTTTATTCATTCATTAGATGCAAGTGTTTTACAATTAGCTGTAGTGAAAGCTAAAGAAGCAGGAGTTGATAACTTCAGTATGATACATGACAGCTTTGGTTGTACCACACCTGACAATAGGATTATGGCAGATGCTATTAGAGATGCTTTCTGTGAAATTTATAATGAAGATGTTTTATTAAATTTTGCAAATGAGATGAAAGCTATGCTGTCTGAAAAGAACCTAAAGAAATTTCCTACTATGCCAGTTAAAGGAAATTTAGATTTGCAGGAAGTCAAGAAGTCTGTATTTTTTTGTATCTAGGTATATGCAGTAGTGCATGATTAAGTTCCCCTTATAGCTAACTGAACGAACAGTTAGTACTCAACAAATATAAGGAGAAATCTATGAGTGAAATAACAACAAAGGTTAGTGTTGCTTCGGAAGCAATTTATCCCCACCTTGTAAAACCAGATGTTCGTTTTAATGAACTTGGAGAATACAAGGTTACTTTAAAGATTAGTAAATCAGACGCTACGGATATGGTTAGAAGTGTAAACAAATCTATACTAGACAGTCTTGCTAAAGCTGAAAAAGATAACAAGGGTAAAAAAGTTAAAGAAGCACCTAAACCTTATACTGAAGAAGGCGATTTCGTTTTCTTTAAATTAAAAATGAAAGCGTCAGGTGTTAATAGAAAAACCCAAGAGAAATTTTCTCAGAGACCTACGCTATTTGATGCCAAGAAAAATCCATTACCTACTGATGTAAGTATATGGGGTGGTTCAACACTTAAATGTGCTTATCAAGAAATTCCTTACTTCACACCAATGTTAGGTGCAGGAGTGAGTTTAAGATTGAAAGCTGTTCAAGTTATTAAACTAGTTCAAGGCAAATCAGACACTAACATCTTCAAAGAAGAAGATGGTTTTGAAAGCAAATCCAACAGTGAAAGCGAAAACTCAGATGCACCCAAAGTACAAGAGAGTTCGGATTTCTAAGACTGTTGAATTAAAGAGTGGTTTAGAAGAAGTAATTTATAATTATCTCAAAGACAATAAAGTACATTTTGTCTATGAGGGTATGAAGATTAAGTTCGAATTACCTACACAGAAAAAATCATATACCCCAGACTTCCCAATAAACGATAGGTTTATTGTGGAAGCAAAGGGTGCTTTTAATTCAGCAGATAGGAAGAAGCACAAACTCATTAAAGAACAACACCCAGAATTAGATATTAGATTTATCTTTTCAAATTCAAGAACGAAGATTGGAAAGAAATCATTAACTACTTATGGAAAGTGGTGTGACTTATTTAAGTTTAAGTACCACTGCATACAAACAACTAAACAACCATTCCCAGAAGAATGGCTTAACGAAATAAAGGCGAAAAAAAATGCGAGATGAAACTACATACATAGTCATTCACTGTAGTCAGACTAGACCATCACAAAAAGATGTTGATGCTAGAATGATAGACAGATGGCACAGAGAAAGAGGGTGGCTAAAGATTGGTTATGGTGGAGTAATCAAGCGTGATGGTACTTATGAACAAGGTCGTAAAGATGATGCAATCCAAGCTCATGTCAAAGGATATAACCATACAAGTTTTGGATTATGTTTAGTTGGTGGAGCATTAGAAGAAGATTGGAAATTACCTGAAGATAATTTTACTGCAGAACAATGGGAAAGTTTAAAAGAACAATTAACAAGATTAGTTAAATTATATCCTGATGCAAGAATTGTTGGACATTATGATTTAGACAAAAATAAAACTTGTCCTAACTTTGATGTTCAAGATTATTTACTTCACGAAGATATACCTAATTACAAATTTCAAGATGCACTAACAGATGATGCTGACCTAATGGAACTTCAATCAGATGAAGAACCAAATTAGAGCAGATGAAAAATTTGTTCGTCATGCACCTTGCAATAATTGCAATAGCCAAAACAATTTAGCCATATACGAATTTCATTCGTACTGTTTTGGTTGTTTACAATGGACTTCACTAGCAGGTTTCAAATCAGTTGTACCTGCTAATGGAGAGCAACCTATTCAAAAAATACAAAGGAAAGAAATGTTAGACTTAATAGAAGGGTCAGTGAACGCATTACCTAAGAGACAAATAAACTCTGAAACATGTAAGAAATTTAATTATGAGACTGGAATATATAATGGCAGGAATTGCCATATATCTAATTACTACGACAAACAATATAGTTTGGTAGCACAACACATTCGTTTTGCTGACAAATCATTTAAGTGGTTAGGAGATACAGACAAGATTAGTTTGTTTGGTCAGAACCTATGGAGAGATGGTGGTAAGCAAGTAGTTATCACTGAAGGAGAAATTGATTGTATGTCAGTTTCACAAGTTCAAGGTAATAAATACCCAGTAGTATCAGTTCCATCAGGAGCTAGTTCTGCAAAGAAATACATTAAAAGAGAATTGGAATGGTTAAGTAAATTTGAAAAAATTATACTTATGTTTGATAATGATGAAGCAGGTACAAAGGCTTCAGTAGAATGTGCAAATATCCTACCAGTTAAAAAGGCTTATATATCTAAGCTACCAATGAAAGATGCTAATGATTTATTAGTCTCAAATTTAGGTGCAAAAATTATTGATAGTATGTGGGAAGCGAAAGCGTTCTCTCCTGCAGGTATCATTGAAGGTGTAGATACAAAAGATTTATTATTAAAAGATGCTTATGCTGAAAGTATTCCTTATCAATGGAATGGATTAAATTCAAAACTAAATGGAATAAGACTTGGAGAATTAAATTTATTATGTGCAGGTTCAGGTACAGGTAAGTCACAAGTCTGTAGAGAAATAGCTCATCACTTAATTAGTAACAAACATAAAGTTGGTTACATTGCTTTAGAAGAAAGTGTTAAGAGAAGTATTAGAGGAATTGTTTCAGTTGGTTTAAATAAATTAATACATATACCTGAAGTAAGAAAAGAAACTTCTGATGAAGAAATAGTTACAGAGTGGGAAAAGATAAAAGACTATGTTACTTTTTATGACCACTTCGGTTCAACTAGTTCAGATGATTTATTAAATAAAATTCGTTACATGGTTAAAGGTTTAGACTGCAAGGTTATATTCCTAGACCATATTTCAATAGTAGTTTCAGGACAAGCAGATGGAGATGAAAGAAGATTAATAGACAACACAATGACTTCGCTAAGACAATTAGTTGAAGAATTAAATTGTGCATTGTTTGTTGTTTCACATTTGAAAAGACCAGAAGGTAAGTTTGGACATGAAGAAGGAACACAAACTTCGTTATCACATTTAAGAGGTTCACATTCTTTAGCACAGTTATCAGATGCAGTAATAGGTTTTGAAAGAGACCAACAGTCTGTTGATGAAGGTAACATGATGATTTGTAGAGTTCTTAAAAATAGATTTAGTGGAGAAACAGGAATTGCATCAACATTAATTTATAACAAAGATACAGGTCGTTTGTCTGAAGGAGACTTTGATGAATGAAAAAATATTAACTAAATTTATTCTAGCTTTCTTAATTGATAAGCCAGACTATTTAGAATTATCACAAGTACAACAACAGTTAGTTTTTGAAACTTCCAAAACTATTATGACTGCGATTTACAACGCAATTAAATATGAGAATGTTTATCCAGTTATTATGTGTGGAGATGTAGAAGCTAAAAAAATAATAACAAATGCTATTGAGAGTGTGGGTCACATTCTTCCAAGCACCAATAAAATCACAGTAACACAAATACATTAAATGAAATTAATACTAGATATAGAGACCAATGGGTTTCTTGATGTCCTAGATAAAATTCATTGTATGGTCTTCAGAGATGTAGATACTCAAAAAGTATATTCCTATAATCCTGACCAAATCAATGAAGGTCTAAACTTACTAAAGAAAGCTACCTTAATTATAGGTCATTCAGTAATGGGCTTTGATTTACCTGCTATTGAGAAGGTAACTGGCTACAAATATGAAGGAGCAATCCTTGATACATTGCTGTGTTCTAGACTTATATGGTCAAACATGGTGGAAGTTGATTACATTAAGAAGGACTTACCACCCAAACTAATAGGTAAACATTCAATAGAAAGTTGGGGTTACAGATTAGGTCTTCGTAAAGGGGACTTTGCACAAACAGCAACCTTTGATGTTTGGACACAAGATATGCAGGACTATTGTGAGAGAGACGTAGAAGTAACTTATCTTTTATACAAACAAATTGAGAAGAAAAATTATTCTGAAAAAGCTATCAAATTAGAACATGACTTTGCACACTGGATTATAAAACAAGAGCAAGGTGGTGTGGACTTTGACGAGACGACTGCTCAGTCGCTTTTCTTGTCCTTGACTAAACAAAGACTGGAGATTGAACAAAAACTTTCTGCAGTCTTTGGTAGTTGGAATAAGTCTATTGGTTTTAAAACTTATAAAAGAGATAATAAGAAAAGAGGAATAGTAGCAGGAGTACCTGTTGAACAATTCAGAACTGAAATATTTAATCCTAATTCTAGAGACCACATTGCAGATAGATTAAAGACATTAGGTTGGAAGCCAAAATCATTTACAGCTACAGGGAAACCTGAAGTTAATGAGAAGGTTTTAAAATCATTACATTATGATGAAGCAAAATTAATATCAGAACACTTACTAATACAAAAAAGACTTGGTCAGCTAAGTGAAGGCGAACAAGCATATTTAAAATTAATCACAAAGGAGAAAAAAATTCATGGAAAAGTTATCACAAACGGAGCTGTTACAGGTCGCTGTACGCACTTTAATCCAAACCTTGCACAGGTCGTTGCAAAGGGTTCAAAGTATGGCACTGAGATGCGTAGCCTTTTTGTTGCTCCTACCAATATGGTTATGTGTGGTATTGATTTTTCTGGTTTGGAGCTTCGTGTGTTGGCAAGTTACTTGTGCAATTATGACAATGGAGATTTTGCGAAAACATTACTTGAAGCAGATATACATTCCAAAAATCAGCAAATACTCGGATTGGAAACTCGTGCTAAAGCTAAAACTTTTATTTATGCTTACATCTATTCTGCAGGAAATGAACGCATCTCTGAAATACTTGAAGTCTCTCTTACAGAAGCCAAAAGAATAAGACAAACTTTTGAGAAAGCATTACCTGCGTTAATCAATTTAAAAAATGCAGTAGCAGTAAAGTATAGAAATCAGAAATGGATATATGGTTTAGATAAAA